GTGTTGTATATACCAGTGAGTGCGCTTACGTCAATAGATTCTATTGTGCTTACTGTATTGTTAATATTAGTGGTATAACCTATACCAGTGGCTACTCCTAATATGTCCAAAACATTTACGGTGTTGCCACCATTTAAATTATTGTAAAAGTCTACTACCGATTGACTGACTGGTGTTGTTTCAGCATTGATTAATCCTAGTCCATATGTGGTTTGTATATTGACAACTGTATTGGCAAACGATGGCAGTTTGATTTTTTTAATATTGATAATACCTTCCATACTGACTGCCAAAGCTTTATTTGCCAATGCTTGATCTTCGGGAATAATTTGTGATAATTGATCAAATGATGTCATGATGTGCTTACCAGTGCTTTAGAAGGTAACAGTTGGCTTAGTGTTGTATTGACTGTGCCGGTATTGTTTAAATATATGTATTGAGGATTACTATGTATGTCGTATACGGTTAGTCCAAGAAAACTGTTGGGAAAGATTTTATAAGGATTTAGCAGATCCGCCATGGTGTTTATATTCGCTGTTTTAACTCCCAAAATTTGCAAAACCTGGGTCAATGTGTCGCCAGTTATGTTAGTCATAGCATTGTACATGTATTTCTGTTCGGCTAATGTTACTGCTAGTGATGTGTTTGAGGGTTTTGAAATATTAATTATGGTATCGACACTTACTCCGTAGTTAACCAGTATTAAACTAATACTTGAGCTTAAACCTCCCACTGCTACTAATTGCTTGAGTAATGCCAGTGGCGTTCCCATTTCATCTAAATTAGATAAATCAATCAAAGAACCTAGATTGACTAGATCTTGACCCCATAGATTGGTATTGGTATTAACTGCTGTGATGTCACCTGTTACCATGTTGTTGATGTTAGTAAACACATTGCCAAGATAAGTATTCACGTTCTGCGCCGCATTAATCTGTTGGTTTGTAGTTGTGGAATATGCTTTTGCTGAATTGAATGCTTGCACAAATATAGTCAAATCGCCATTTCCAAGATAGGTATTGGCAGTCTGGGTCAACAAAGTGGTAAATCCAGCCGAAGTAGGAAGTGTAGTGTAAGCATTTCCTATGCTATCCCCTAGAGCTGGACAGGTGGTATTTCCTATGGTCTCTAAAGATATTATTGTAGATGGAGATAAATTTCCAGTTCCACTAGATCCTAGTCTAATGGCCGTGACACAATTACCCAAAGCACTGCTGGTATTATAACTTGTTAGGGCATTGGTAAATTGACTATTGGCTATTAGCCCTTGATTTTGAAGCAAATTGGCACCAGCGGTTAACTGTAGTGCGGTTAACGTACTTGCCATAATTATGCGCCAATTCTTACAGTGGGGTTTCCTGTACTACGAAGATGTTGACAATTATCCGAGTCTGTATTGACAACTATCGGTTGCCCTGCGGCGCGAACTGTTTGATTCTGCCCAGCTACGGTCACAGTTGATCCAATACATATAGGTTTTATGCTGTAAGGATAATGTGGAGTAACTGGCTGATTTGGAATCATGACAGATTGCCCGCCCACTCGCACACTAGGAACTCCGCCTTGTGCGATTCCGCCGCATACGTTTGGCATTCCGTCTGTAACTACTGTTGGCATATTATCCCATTACTATTTTTTTGCTTGGTACGGTGATACCCGTTGTGGTTTGTATGTATTTTTGTTTAATAGCATCAGCAGTATCGACTATCATTGTTATACTATTAATATTTAGCGATACTTTAGCACCTTCTTCCGAAGTAAATATAGTTTGCATCAATCCCATACCATTTGGACCAGGGCTAACACTCAATGGTTCCACTATAAAAATATATTTTTCATCTTGCCCTGCTACTTTGGCAATAACTTCTTCGCTTGAAGCTAATTTAAAAGTATAAACTTCGTGTTCTTTAATATCCATATTATCCTTGTAATAGATGTTTGCGTAATTCTGTAAATCCACCTACGTACTTATCATCTAGGAATATCTGCGGTAAAGTTCTTGCGGTTGGAACTGATTCCAACAATTGGTCTCGTGTCCAATCTTTACTAATGTTACGTTCTTCAAATTTAATACCTTTTTGTGTTAATAACGCCTTTGCTTGTAGGCAGTAGGGGCAATTTTCTTTTGACCATACGATTGCTTTTTGAGTCATGTTGTTCCTTTATATATTTGGTAATTCGTTATAGTCTAAACTATCGCCCATTACGCCGATAACATAATTAGTAGACTCAGTTTCCTGAAGTGCTGACTGTTTTTTAGAAATGTTCAAGTGTTTGTTGAACCACGGGATGGGTGTTGTCTTAGGTGAAGGATTCCAGTAGCGTATGCCTATTTCCTTTAGTGCGCTGGTAGCAGTATAATCTACAAATTCTTTAAGTATGTTGGCGTTTAATCCTATCACTGGGCCTCGCTTGAACAAATAATCGGCCCAGGATTTTTCTTCTCTTATAACATCTGTATACATACTGATAACTTCTGCTTCACATTGTGCTTTAGCCTCAGCAAATCTTAGATCTTCCTTGACTACTTGATTGATCAGCCAAGCAGTCCATTCTTTGTGTAGAATCTCATCTTGTAGAATAAGGCTAATTATATTGCCGTTGCCTATAAAAATGCGATTTTCTACCATGGCTAAACTTGTGGCAAACGACACCATGAATCTAAATGCCTCCAACCCATAGCTGGCATTCAGTGCTAACCATATGGCTTTTATATGTTCCATCTCATCAACGGGTTCACCTAATTCTTTTTGACAATTAATAACGTGAAGTTTATCATAATATTCACCTATGCTGCTGGCCATACTTACGATTTCTTGTGTGTCGTGAATAGTATTAAACACCTCTTTTGGCACGTTGTAGATGTTCCTAATAATGTGACTGTAACTTCGACTATGTATATTAGTTTCGAAAAAGCTCCAGTTATACATTAGTGCTTCTAATTCAGGTATAGAACATGTGGGCGTAAAAACCTGTGCCGGTCCTCGACCTTGAATACTGTCTAAAGCGGTTTGTCTTAGAAGATTACTGGTAAAAATATGTCGAACTGTGTCAGAAGATTCTTTGAAATCGTTGGCGTCTTTAGTTAAACTGACTTCTTCGGGTACCCAGTAGAATCCTCTGGCTTCTTGCTCTAACTTGACTAGTTTGTTATACTTAACTTCTTCAAATCTCTGAACAGTCACAGGACCCGCTGGATCCAGAAACATCTTGCGATTGAGATAATCGGTTTTTGTATTTAGGTTGTATTGTTTTTTGCTCATTATATAAAATATTGTTTTACCTGTTCGAGTCCTTGAAGAATTTTGTTTTTATCTTCTTCAGCACGTGCCTTGGCTTCCGGAGTAGAGGCCTTGTCACGTCTTTTGCTTTCAACATCTTCTAATGCTTTTGCTTGATAACGATTCCAGAAAGTATTTATAAAATCACTGGCATCAGTATAGTTAGCTAAATCTCCTTGTCCAAACATATTATTAGCTTCGCAACTTTCTGCAAATCCTTTGATACCGTTTACCAACTTGCTTATTTTGACATTTTTGATATCATTGCCTGAAAATTGTTTAAGCAAAGGATTTATCTTAGGCTGTATAATTCCCATTTGTTGTGCCAAATACATAAATGTATCCAAGATAAATGTTTCAGGTTCGGTAGTAATCGTTTGAACTTGTGTTCCTTTTTGTTTACTGAACGGAACTTTTTTGCCGTCAATAACCTTCAATTGCACTCCAGCGTGTTGTATGCTTAGGTCCAGTAACTCTCCCAACACACTGTACATATTGCCCGTCAATAACCCTTTAACCCCACGTTCCGGAGTAACACGACTGGCTCCCCACTTAGCCAAACGTTCAGGATGCCACATAAAATCAATTTGTACAAAATTATCTGCGCCAATGTTAACAATTGGATGCCCGGGTTTACTGTCACTCATATCCACGTAAGGTGCGTGACCGGCTTTTATAAAATCATCGGTCAATTTATTCCAATACGAAGTAAATTGTCCTTGAGTCATGCCTTCAGTTTCCGGAGCTATCATCTGCAGATCTATGTCTCCATAAATTTTATCAGGATGCTCTATCGTATCCTCTTCGTGATAAGCACTTGACCCTGTAGGACGACCGCGCTGTATCGCACCTATTTTGTTGGCATTGGCGTTGTTAAAATCTTCAACAAATTTATCCATAACTTTTAATGCCACAGCAACAATATTAGGATGTAGAACCGTGCTTTGGGTTTTAACTGTGTCCCATCCGCCTTCTAATATAATGTCTTTTATTCGCATATTGTTTCTTCCCATGGTGTTTTATTCTTAGACCACTGTTGTATATTATAGCTGCCACTCATTAAAATATCATAAGCAGGATATATCCATGCCCAGTCAAACCATAACATAGGGTAACTTATTATGTTTCCTAGTTGATACAGTATTTCACTTAGTATACGCCCTGTTATTTTTTTCATATATGTTGTCATACTGTTTCCTTTAGTTCTTTCCATTCTGCATCTTCTGCAGGAGCCCAACCGTTTCTAAAGTGTTCTACCTTGTTTGTATGTCTTGTTCTCTTTTAAGAACTTTTCTAAATCTTCAGCATTAAGTTTAACATTCTTAATACCGTCTGTTGCCCATCTATGACGCAAGTAATTCTCTCTGTTGTCTTTTAATGGCTTCTCTCATTTTTGCTGCCGCTGATTTTTTTAATCGAACTTCGTCGCTATCTTTCCTGCCACGGTTAGCATCCGCTCGTTTAGCAATCATTTCAGGCGGCTGTTTCTTTCCGGCCCAAGAACGATTAGGTGTCCTGCTCTTAAGTTTTGCTCTCGTTTCTTCGCTAATAGGCGGACGGGTCGCCGCCGCTATTGCCATCTTGCGTTTTGTTTCTTCGCTAACAGTTCTACCTTTCTGCGCTGCCGACATTCTTGCTTTGGTTTCTTCTGTGCGTTTTTGTCCTACTCTTTTCTTAGCGGCTTCTTTTTGTATTTCAGGATTGCGTTTATTAGGATTATTATCTCCCGACATAGATTCTGCGTATTGCCTGCGAAGCCAACCGTATGCTTTATTATTTCGCTTACCGTTATTAATCATAGAACCGGTAGTCATATTCATTGCGGCATACAATAACTTTTGGTTACCTTCGTTTATTTTACATAACAGCAAGTGAGCAAGATAATGTTCTTCGGGGTAGAGCCTTACAATATTTTCTTTACTATCGTCACCACCAAGACATCGAGGGACTATGTGATGTTTTTCAACATAGCCTTCGCTGATCCTGTGTGTAGCACGATCTATCAAGTTATTGTAAATTTTTTGATAATTCATATTCTATTGTAACATACTTTCTTAAAGTTTACAGGCCAAACAATCCTCCTCTGATTCGTCAAAGTCTATTACTTCTAACTTTGTGTCAGCTAGTTCATCTTGCCCTTTACTTCCAGTTTTTTCGATTAAGCTATAGTATATCGATTTTAACCCGAACTTGTGAGCTAACATTAAATTCTTAGCAATCAGTGTCGTAGGAACTTTACGATCAGCAAAGTGTCGCGGCGAATAGAATGTATTAGTACTTATGCTTTGATCTGTGTATGCCGCAATAACAGCCGCGGTTTTGAGATAATCAATGCAATCTTTTTGTTCCCACATAAGCTGATATTTTGATTTTAACTTATTGTATTCTGGAGCGACCTGGATAAGTGAACCTGCTTTTGACTCTTTGACTGTAATAAGGCTCATAGGCATCTCAATGCCGTTGGTTGAGTTGATTACTACACTGCTTGATTCTACAGGTGCCACAGCCATTACAGTAGCATTACGAACACCATATTGTTTCATTTGTTCACGTAATGCTTCCCAGTCAAGTTCTGGATTGAATTTAGTAAGTTCGTTTACTCCCTCGGCTCTTAGTTCCCAAGGGAATATGCCTTGTCCATATCGTGTTTTAGCAGAATGTAAACAAGCTCCTCGCTCCTTAGCAAGTTCCACAGTAGCTTCTGTTAAGTAATACGCTTGGTGTTCGGTCCAAGTTTTAACTTCGGCTAATGCTTCCGGGGTTCCGTATTTTAATCCACGTTTAGCGTGCCAATAGGCCAAGTTAGTAATACCAATGCCAATAGGGCGAATCTCATCGTTGCTTAACTTACTCTGAATAGATAAGAAGTCTTGATAATCAAGTATGTTATTCAGTGAACGCAACAAAATTCTATTTGCTCTACGCATATCTTCTGGATTGCGGAATGCTCCCCAGTTTAGCGATCCCAAGGTACACAAAGCGATTCTGCCCTCGTCGTCGTCTAGGCGTTTAAAGCTCTTGGTTGGCAAAAGAATTTCACAGTTGTGTACCAGGATATTGTTGGCAAAGAAACATTCTGTTTCAGGAACAGACAAGTCATATACATCTGTAGGTTCTACTTTAATTTTTTTAATTTTAATCATACTTTTATTCTTCCTAATACATAATCTATATTATGTTTACAAAATTCTTTTTCGTTTGTAACTTTTACATTCTGTATACCGTTGTTGTACCATCGATGTTTTTTCGAATGTTCTGCGGCAGCTTTTCTTTGTTCTTCACTTCTATGATATGGGCTGTATTTGATATTTAGATTCAAATTTTTATTTGTCTCGTTTATTAGATTTTCTAAAGAGCCAAATTTGTTACCTACCCAAGCCAGTGATATTTTTTTGAACTCCACAAACTCTTTTTTCATATTGTCTCGTAATAGATGCAATTTTAGGTATCCTTCTTGGTAATTAAATTTCAACACATAACTCGTCAGTTTCTACTAACTCGTCTGCTCTCACATAGCCTCGGTTTTTAGTAAAAACTAGATGATCACCAGTACATCTTAATACATTACCATGTTCATCCTCGATTTCGTATAGTTCCGTGACCGTTTTTGTCTTAATAGCAGCAGAAACACTTTCCCAAGAAATTTCTCCATTCTTGAAACTTTTAATCTTTGAATTAATAAGACCGCCTAGTTCAAACCTTTCTACTGCGCTTGCAACAGAGATTTCTTCGGTTTTACCGTTTTCATGAAGAAAAGTTACTTGGGTTTCGCCGGTAACACAGCAAAGATTACTCTGATAAATGGTATGGAATTCAGGATCAAACGGACCTTGTTTCATCACATTATCAATGTAAACAAGATAGATGCGACCAGTGTCGGTTCGCTCTTTTAGTATTCCACCTTTGAACACCTCTTCTGCTGACATAACTTTTGTACGCAGATCCTTTCGTTTTTCATATTGAACGTATAAATCTTCGAACAATTTTGTATTAGAGTAGAAGGCCTCATATAAATCTGGTACTTGATTGGGATCAAAAAATGTTATGTTTTCTTTGTTTTTAAATCTTTTCCAGAAAAATGAATTAAGAACTACACCATAATCCATGAATCTAACACGAGTTTCTTCTGTACCTTGATTGTTTTTTAACACAATAAGATCATCGAACTGATAGTGCCATATAGGATAAAATATAGTAGCCGACGCATTACGTATACCGCCTTGGCTATTGTGAGTCAAAATCATCGGACCGTTATTACTAGATGAAGCAAAAAATGTATGTTCATCTTCTACTGTAATGTCAATATAATTGACATCATTATTTTGTCCAAAATCAGCCACTAATAATCGAGTAAATCCAATCTCCGTTAAGACTTTATCATCTGATGTAAGATCATTTGGGGTTTTCTGAATAAACTCTGCCCCATCCAAAACCATAATAGGATGGTTAATTGAACAGTTCAGGATTACACCATTTTCAAATTCAAGACGAACTTGATCAGCTGGCATAACTGTAGTATTAAATTTGTCAGTTACGGTTTTAAAAACAATCTGACCAGATTTAGCTCTAGTTTTAATTTTCATACCCGGCGTTAAATCCCTGATTTGTATCTTTTTAGTCTTTACCATTCTGATGTTCTTCTCTTGTAATTGTTTCAATATCACTGAATATTTTTGAAATATCATATTGACTAGTTTTTAGGACACTTTTTCCCCTAGTTTTTCTGTAATAACATTCTAGCGTTTTTTTTGATTTAAAAAATAATCCATCAACCTTATAAAAGATTCTAGTTGCTTGGTTAGAATATTTTTCAGAATTTTCTTTGTATTCATCTTTGCTTATTTTGACAAGTTTTCTTTCAGCAATAGAGTATACTACTACGTTGCCTGTATTATGATGGATATGTAAATGCTTATCATACTGATCGCGAGAAATTATTATTATGTTTCCTGTACTTTTTTCAGTAACTGGAAACAGCCCAGCAGTATTACCCACATATCTTCCATTAGAATTATCAAATTCTTCTTTAGTCACTGTTACTATAGTATTAGTATGAGTATCACGTGCTACAACTAATCCTTTAGTAATTCCCACGTATTCGGAATTACTAAGAAAATCAGATTTAGGAATTCTAGCAGTTTTTCCTGTTACAATATTGCGTGACAGCACATAATTTTTAAATTCAGTAGTATGTATTGATGAATCATAATCTTTGACCTTTATTTTTTTAATTCCAGTTTCTGTTCGTATATTCATCATCCCCGATGATACATGTTTATGTTTTCCGGTAGCGTATTCTTCAACTGTAATCCGGTATATATTACCGTCCTCATCTTTGCATAACAGCGTGCCGGCTCCGCAATTTGTGCCACTAGCTTCAACTGAATTTATGAATATTGGATTCTTTCCGACTTGATGTTTCTTATGGAAAAGTTTTTCAGCTTCAAACGCTTCTGCTCTTGATTTAAAATACTCTATACGGTAAGTAAACTTTTCAGGAAAATTCTTCAATTTTTCCTTAAAGTCAACCGTAGTTGAACTAGTAAAATATTTAATCAACAAATCATATGTAGATAACCCCTCGACGCCCCGAGACCCTGAATAATATTTTCCAGTCTCAGTATCTTTTAGTGTGTAGCAATAGTAAGCTGCGTTTGCCAACATATTATGTTCTAATCCGTTATAAGTTTCTTCTAAATATTCTATCATTTCGTAATCCCCCATTGTTATTTATGACGGATTACGAAAAACTATCAGTCATCTGTTAAATTAACGTCATTAGCAGAATTATCCTCATCTAATATCTCTACCCAAGTATCAGGTGTAACACAGCATGATCGCAAATCTCCAAACCATTTTTTTAAGAATGGTATCATACCCGTATGCATAACTTCGCCACCACGTATGGGCGCACCCAATGGTCTTAGTCTACCTATTTCTAGGCCTATGCCGGCTCGTTTGGCGGCATATTTGGCCATCATCTCTCCTGAGGCAAAAATACTATCCAAATCATCGTCACTACGTATAAGCACACAAGAGCTAAATTGTTTTGTTGGTGTTCCCAATCCAGCCAGAACAGGAGTCGCAAGAGTAAACAGACCATCACTAGCGGCTTGATAATATTCTTTAATGTAACGCATTCTTGCGCTATTTGGATCTTCTTTATGGAAGACAGTAGCGGCCGCAACCATGTATCTAATCTGTGGTGTTTCATAAATTTCCTTTGTTGCTCTGTTACGTACAAGATATTTTTCTATCAATTGTTCAATGGCCGCATAACCATACTGTTCATCTTTTTCATGATCCAGCATGTCGTTCATACGATTCCAGTCATCTTCTGTGTACCAAGTCAAAAGCTCAGGTGTGTATAATCCCACTTCCACATTCTTCTTTACTATTGTATAAAGATGCGGGACTTCGTATGTACCATACACATTTTTGCGTAACATACTTAATCGCTGTTTTCCCGCTACATATTGATAATTTGTATGACCTATATCTGGATTACTTTCTACATCAATGAGATCTACTATAGCTCTTAACGTTATTCCATCAATCTCTTCTGTTGTTATTCCATCATAGAAATGCAATTGAGCTTTGATTTCAATCATTGACTGACTGACATCGGCTATTCCTTGACATACTTTAGCCACTTGTGCTTGCCATTTTTCAATGGTAAGTGGTTCCCGGGTACCGCTTCTTTTAACTACTGTAATATTCATTCGACTCTCTAATTTTAGTTATACTTCTGTGTTACTTCTTCTTGAGTTAAACTCTTCTTGTTTTTTTCTGGCAGACGAGTATTTACTAAGACTTCTCCATCCCAATTAAGTATATATTTTGATTTGTTGACTAGAACTAAATTACGATCAGATTCAGTTAAAACCAGCTCGGCCGAAGTCAAATCAGGATGATTGATCATACTTATAGTATACAGGATTCCAAGGCCACGAGCAAGTTCGCAATATATGTTATCATTCAAAAGTTGCCAAGGATCGGGCCAGCTATCCAAGTCTTCCCAGTGTAAATAATAAGGTTTCCAAGGAGTTTGTTGCCACCAGCAATTTATCAATGACACTGCCGCCAAGGCGTCAAGATCGGTGGCATTTCTTTTAAGTTGTGACCAGGCTTCTAGCCTGTCTGAAAAATTACGATGCCACATTAATTGAAATAACTGATAGAATAACGCATCATGCAGTCTTGTGTAGCAGATGGTCCTAAAAGAGATGTATATTTTACCAATATATTGGAACCCGAGGATTGCACAGTGTAATTTATTCCTATACTTTCATTTTCAGTATAATCTTCCATGGAGTTGAGTGTGCCGGATCCAGTATTGGTTATCCATAATGTTCCCGTTCTTATAGCTGTTGGGGTTACAGATGGGCAGGTTGTAGAATAATCTATTTTTAAACTAGTAACTATCGCTCCGTTAGTGGCAGGGTTAAACACAATAGCATTTCCATTAGTCTGGTTTGGAAGCAAAGTAACCACTGTCCCAGTTTCTATAATTTTTGAACCTAATTGAAGTTGACTTCCGTTAGTTGTGGCAATAGCCAAATAATCATTTATCTGAACTCTAGGATAATTTACCGAATAAGCATCGGATCTTTGAAACATGTCTCCTATGCTGACGTTATTGTCTCCTTGTATTAATATTATAGAAGAAAATGGATTTGTAATTCCTTGGAAATGATTTCCCACATCATAAAAAGTATTGTACCCAGTAGCATTTAGTGACACGGTATCAAATACTATTCCTTCAGCATAGATAATGTCAAACACACTATTGGTTATTCTAGTTCCGGTTGGTCCTCCTGAAACTAAAGGATAAGGCCCTAAAAATACACCCTGGTACAGTGTGGTAAACGATGAATTTGTGATGGTTACATTTCTAGTAGGTTGTGCTGTTTGAACTCCCCAAACTGTTCCAGCAAACGCACACCCATCAAATAATATATTGTTTGTAGTCACTACCGAACAGTCAAAATTTACGCCAGCAGTGGATAATGAGTCATTGACAAGCGTACTGACAGTACCGGATCCAGTAAAGCTGACATTTGTGAATTTAGAATTAGTTACTGATTCAGCTAAAAATATAGCTTTGCTACTATCGAGACTAGAAAATCCCATAGACTCGATTAATATACCTGTTGGTGGTATTGCTCCATTAGTACCTATATTGATTCCTGTTTGTTGTAAATTATCAGTTGTTTCGGCAACGTAACTTCCAGTCCCACCCGAAGCTATCATTTGAATAATGGAACTGGTAATTCCTTCTCCGTATAGCATGGCATAGGGAGGAATTAAAATGCTACTACTTATTATATAAACTCCGGCAGGAAAAAATAATGATCTACGTATCTGCGTATTATCTTGACAACAATACAGTTGATATAACGCACGATTAATTGCCGCAGTATCGTCGGTCAGCCCATCGCCCTTAGCCCCAAAATCCTTGACACTGGCCCATTGATCTAACCATGTTTGAAGACTTTGAGTTACTGGACTTCCCGGAGTTGGCCCGGTTTGTACAACATATCCAGCGGCTGTGCCTTTGTATGTATAACTGGCACCAAGATTTAAAATATCGCTAAATTCTGTTAAAACTTCGGTATTACCGATAACCGGAGCACCTTGTTCTAATGTTCCGTTGCCTATATAAAGCTGCCGTGTATCTGTACTCCACCCTAATTCTGCGCCCGCTAATTGGGGTAAATCAGTGTTTAATCCAAGACGATTTGTGATTTGGGAGATTTGAACTATAGCCATTGTTGATCCTTATAACTATATTTAGTTTGTCAAGTAATAGAGTTCCAGCCGTTTCCACCATTCTTGCTCCCAGTGATCAAACATATCCGAAGTTAATATAAATTCCTGATAAACAGGACGTGTCACTGGTTCCCAAGTAACTGCATCAACTTCAGGTTTGACACACATCATAACCACACCCTTACGTATTTTAGTACCCCATACCTCGTTATGGGCAAGAGCATAAGCTACAAGCTGTAAGTAATAATCTTCAATCCATTCTACTCGCTTGGGTTTATTTGTTTGTTTATAATCCATTATGCTTTCATCTCCTAGATGTATACCACATCCATCTGTAGTACCAGCATATAATTTAGGAAAATAAAGAGGCACTTCAATACCCCAAAATTCATCAACATTTTTTAGCCCGTCTTCGATAATAGTCTTTGCCATAGCATGACTGGCAAAGCTAAATGGATTAGATCCCCTGACCGGCATCACACCCTCTTCAACATATTTTTCTAAATAAGAATGCATACGTGTGCCTCGATTAGCCGCTTCGGTTGTGATTTGTTGTGCTTGGTGTACTCCTACACGTTTTCGCCAATTCTGCAGTGCTTCTCGTTTTTCTTGTGGCTGTGTGGCACTTAAAATTGTGGTTACACTCGGGACCCTTTTACTATCGGGTGTAGTGTATAACCGTTTGCCGTCTTCGCCAGTTGTGCGTGATAACTTTTGGTAATTAAATTTTGGATTGTACATTACACTAGTATAACTGATATTTAGAGCATAGTCAATACTTATATTCTAAAACTTTCTCCGCATCCGCAACGGTCTCGCTCGTTAGGATTCACAAAATTAAATCCTTCGTTGAGTCCATTGCGGACCCAATCCATTGTTAAGCCTGCTAGGTAAGGCTCATCTTTCAAACTGACCAGTACGCAGAAATCGTTTTGGGCATAATTGATTATGCCTTCTTCTCCGTCATACTTGTCCACATATTCTAACACATAGGCCAGGCCCGAGCAACCGGTAGTTTTTACGCCTATGCGAATGCCAACGCCTTTACCTCGACGTGCCAAATTCTGTTTGATTTTTTTACTGGCTGTGTCTGTTACGGTAATCATTTACGGCTGCTTTGATTGAATCTTCCGCAAGTATTGAACAGTGGATCTTAACTGGAGGAAGCGCGAGCTCTTCAGCAATCTCGCTATTCTTAATCTCTAACGCGGCGTCAAGTGTTTTACCTTTAACCCATTCTGTGACCAACGAGCTTGAAGCAATCGCACTACCGCAACCATATGTCTTAAATCTCGCATCTGTGATGATACCATCTTCTACCTTTATACTTAATTGTAAAACATCACCGCAGGATGGTGCTCCCACTAATCCTACTCCAACTCCTGGGTCACCTTTTTTATATGAACCTACATTTCTTGGATTATTATAATGATCTAAAACTTTCTCCGAATAAGCCATTATTGCACATCCTGGGTGTGTTTGTGTTTAAGACTTTTTTTGAGGATCTTGAACCAAAGTTTTTTAACTTTTGCTAAGTTGTGTTCTACTTCTGCTATGTTCAGTCGTCGAATCAGTTTTTTTACTTTCATAATCAATTGGGTACCAGTACCATCTTGTTCTGACCAGTTTGTGGATCTGTCATCTGTTGCCAATGATATCCTGGGGGATCGACCGGAGTCGGTTGTTGAACCACTACCGGCGGTTGAACTAGTACTACTGGCGGCGGAGCATAGTAATAGGGTCTTGACAGTTCGTACCCAATCACCCCACCAATCAGGGC